TTAGTGGGTTAGCTCGTCAATACCTTGAAGGTGTGATGTCTGTACCTACTGGTGTCCTTGACTTTGGAGCTGATCTACTAAACATTCTTCCTAGTAAGGAAGTACCTGGTGTTCGTAATCCATTTAGGCCTGACGGTAAGGTTCAGAAACTTCCTAAGTTTCAAAACGATATTTTCCAATCAATTCGAGAGATTAGCAGCATTGTTGCTCCTACTATCATTCTATCTAGAATGGGTGTCAGGGGAGTTGGCGCTGCGGCATCTGCTAGCCGCATGAAGATGCTTAGCGATCCATTTGTTAAGTGGATTGGTGAAAAAGCATTAGGTGCTGGTGTCGGTGCAGCAGTAGATTATATTGCTGAGCCTAACCAAACAGATGATAACCTAAGCGGTACATTAAAGAAAAACTTCCCTGCTCAGTTTGGTTGGATTCCTGATAATGTTGCTACACTTGATAGCGACAGTCCTGATGCTAAACGTCAAAAAAACGTAACTGAAGGTGTTGGGCTTGGTTTCTTTGCTGATACCATTGAAGGTGTTGCTAAAACACTTAAAGGTATCTATGGTACAGTACGTTCCACTCAATGGATTCCTGAATCTGAAAAAGCTAAAAATTGGTTTCAAAAGAACCTAGACCTTGATGTTACCGATAATGTAGAAGAAGCTATTGCTGAATCTGCTGCACGTCGATCTGATGCATTAGATGAACTTGGAGAATATAACTTCTCTAAGAATGCTAACCTAGATGAACCTATGCTTGGTGTTCATGACCTGTATGGTTACGAAGAATCAGGCATTCGTTCTGTAGATCCTCTTGGTGTTGTTGGTGCATCCGTTGATGTTGTCCGCATTAACAATAATGTGGATAGCGTCTATGGGCGCGTTGGAAGCGTCATCTCGGAGCCTGCACTTAAGTTTGGGCTAGAAGTACCTGATGGCATGGAAGCCATTGTCAGGGGGCTTGCTGGACAGCTTAAAGAAGCTGGTGAGTATGGATATAAGACCGCTGCTGGTCGTTATATCTCCCACAAGGAAATCATGGATGCTGGTGAATCACTGGCTATGGATTTCTATAAGATGGATACTTCTCAACTTCGTGATGCTGTCAAGAAGTGGCAAGGTATTGATGTTGATACTAACATCCCTGTACTTAAGAGCGAAGCTTATGCTGGTGTCTTTAAGACTATCAATAAGCTAATGAAGGATTACGTAGACATGGATGTGATGAAAGCACAAGCCTATGTCGGTACTTCCTTTGCTGGGCAGATCTCTGACATGTCTCAAGGTGTCCGTCTTATGGATGGCACTGCTGCTGTTAACCGAGCACAAGAACAAATTCTTGATCGCCTTGAATTCTTGATGGCACAAAAGGGTATGACTTCGTACTCCCGTGGTCGTGCTCTTAATATGCTTAACCTGTGGAATCGTCTTACTGTAAAAGGTAGTGAGGCTGCTGATGCTGGTTATGCAACTAAAGTTCAGAATGCTATTAAGAATGAAGAGAACTCTACTCTTCAAGCTATTGAACGTATTAAAAGCGATGCTAAGCAAACCATCGATACTCTGCGTGAAGTAAAGGATGAACGTCCTGAGCTTCTTGCACCTCTTCTGATGGCGTATGAGTTTACTGATGGTAAGGTAGATACAATCTCCAAACTTAACAACTACGTTCGTAACTCTCTTGGTGTATTTAGTAAGGCAATCTTTGATGGTGAGCCTAACATCCCCTCTGCTGTACTGAGAGGCTTCTGGTCTAACGTCTATAACTCTACGTTGTCTGCTATTGGCACTCCAATCAAAGCTGGTGCATCTAACATTGCACTACTTGCTGAGCGCCCTATTGCTCAAGCTGCAGGCGCTTTGATTAATGGTGATGCATCAGTAGCTCGTAAAGGTTGGTACCAGTATAGTGCTGCTTGGGATACCCTTAATAAAGGTCTGGGTTACATGAATCAAGTTTTCCGTCGTTCTGCCAGTGATCCTTATGTCATGGCACTACGTGAAGATATGGATGTAGCTGAAGATCAGCAGGTAGAGCTTCTCAAAGCATTTGCTGATGCTAAAGCACAGAATGGAGAGTTTGGACCTCAGGTAATGGTTTCGATTGTTGAGGAAATCAATGATCTTGCTAAGCATCCGTGGCTTCGTTTTGGTCAGCGTGGTATGCAAGCATTTGATGGCTTTACTCAAGCTGTTGTTGCTAACTGGGAAGCACGTGGTAGAGCATGGGATGAAGTTACCAAATCAGGTAAGTTGTCTCTTAATGGTAAGCAAGCAGATGATCTTTCCAAGCGTCTCTATAGTGAGATGTTTGATGAAAATGATAACATCACTGATACTGCTGTTAGGGCTTCATCTGGTGAGATCTCGATGGCTTTGGATAACGCAGCCAACGATGCTCTGTCTAACTTAATTCGTAGTGCTCCAATCCTTAAACCATTCCTGTTGTTTACCAAGACTCCGCTTAATATGGCGCAGTACTTTGGTACTCATAATCCGATTGGTGCATTTATTGATACATTTAATGCATTTGATAAGCCATTCTATTCTATGAGTGGTCCTGAAGTAGAGCAATTACTTGCTGCTCGTGGTATTAAGTACACACCTGAAACCATTGAAAGTGTATACAACACAACACGAGCTGAACTTAAGGGTCGTAAGGCTATTGGTGCGTTGAGTGTGATGGGAACTGTAGGTCTATTCATGAGTGATAACATCACTGGTGATGGTCTCTACGACAAAGAGAAGCAACGTCTACGTCGGGATGCTGATTGGCAAAAGCGTTCTATTCGTGTTCCTGGTGGTGGTTGGGTATCCTATGATGGTATCCCTGGTGTTAGTGATTGGGTTGCTCTAACTGCTAATATCATGGATAACTTTGATACCCTTAACTCTGCTGAGCTTGCTGAGAGCCTACGTGCTGCTGGTTTTATCTTAAGTGCAACTATTGCAGATAAGTCTATGCTTGCTGCTCTAGAGCCTCTGAATGACGTTGTACGTGGTGATGTTGGTGCTATTAACCGTTGGACTTCATCGTTTGCTACCAGCTCTATGATGCCTGGTTCAAGCTTGATGGGTGAGTTTGGACGATTGATTACTGCTAACAAAAAAGAACTTGAGAATAACTTTTTTGATCTTGTAGCTAACCGTAATCCTATTCTTAAGCAAGGTCTTCCTGATGCCTACGATTGGATTGATGGTGGTAAGGTTGGTGTACCTTCTAGCTTCTTTGCAAGGGTTTGGAATACCTATCTTCCTTGGAAGGTAAGCGGTTCAATCTCTCCTGAAAAGCAATTCCTGATTGACATTGAATACGAAGCCCGCCCTTCCCTTCGTACTAACGGTCGTGGAATTGAATACAGCAATGAAGAACGTTCTGAAGTAATGAATATCATGGGTCAGCAAGGGATGTTTAAGCAATCCATCCAACAGATCATGCAGACTCAAGAAGGTAAAGCATTCCGTAAGGAATTTAAGAAAGCACGAGAGATGGGTCTTACCCCTGATCTTCAGAGCTTTAAGGGTATTCAATTGATGCTTGACTCTTCTCTTCGTTCAGCTACTCGTTATGCTGAGTCTTATGTCTCTAGTAGAGATAAGATTCAAGATAAGTTGTACAGGAATCAAACAGTTGAGAACTTCCTTGAAGTTGGTGATGTGGAAGGAGCTGAAAAGTTTCTTAAATCAATGGAACAAAACTTTTCGTACTAATTAAACAATGGCTGTCACTGAAAACTTATACACAGGGAATGGTTCTGCCACCAACTATTCCTTTACATTTCCATATCTTGAGACCACTGATATTAAAGTTACTATCAATGGTACAATTACAACTGCATATACTCTAGCCAACCCTACCACTATTCAGTTTACGACAGCTCCAGTTAATGGTGCAGCAATCAGGATCTACCGTGTTACGGATGACTCTGCTCTTGCTGCTACCTTCTATTCTGGTGCTGCTATTCGTGCTACAGATCTGAATGAAAACTTTACTCAGAACTTATATGTAACGCAGGAATCTAGCAGAGATGCTACTTCTGCTATTACTACAGCTAACAGCGCAACTAGCACCGCTAATACAGCACTAAGTACGGCTAATGCTGCTACGGCAACAGCTAACTCTGCTACATCAACGGCTAACTCTGCTCTGTCTACAGCCAACTCTGCTGTGTCTACTGCCAATAGTGCAGTTAGTACAGCCAATGCTGCCTCTGCTTCTGCTGCTAGTGCTGTAGCTACTGCCAACACAGCTAACGCTAACTCAGCTGCTGCACTTAATGCTGCTGCAGAAGCTCTTGCTTATGTTATTGTAGCTAACGTTGCTGCTATTCCTGCTTCACCTGTTAATGGTGACGCAATTCGTGTCACTGATTCAACAGGTATTCAAAGTTTTACACCATTGAGTGGTAAACCTGTTGGTTTTGTTGGTGAATCTGGTCTGACTGTTGAGATTTACTATAGTAGTTCTACATCTAGCTGGGTTTGGGTACGCTATTATCCTACTGATTCTGATGCCCGTTACCTCAAACTTACTGGTGGTACGCTCACTGGCCAACTAAGGGCTGATGATAGCACTAGTGTTGTAGCTCCTGTCTATTCCTTTGATGGAGATACTAATACTGGTATTGCTCATACAGGTGTAGATGAACTAGCATTGGTCACCAATGGTGTAGCACGGTTTACGCTTGATTCATCTGGTAATGCAAGTTTTACTAATCCAGTTACTATCCCTGCTGGGTCTACTGTTACTGGTTACCTGACTACTGCTAGTGCTGCCAGTACCTACCAAACACAGGCAGGTATGAGTAGTTATGTAGCCACTGCCGATATTGGGACAACAGTTCAGGCATATGATGCCGACACTGTTAAGACTGACGTTCTCCCCACCTTCACTGTTGCCACTCGTACCACCGAACGTACCATTACCTCTGGTGCATTTGACCTTAGCACCGGCAACCTGTGGACCTGTGGAGCCATCACGGTTCCTAACCCCACCAACGCTGTAGCCGGTCAGACCGGGGCCATCCGCATCACCGCTGGTCCTGTGGTGTGGTCGTCCAACTTCAAGTTCCCTGGCGGCACAGCACCGACCATTGCGACGTTCCCAGCAGTGATCCCGTATTACGTCTCGGGAAGTTCAACCATCCTGATGGGCAATGCAGTTGCGGGGATTGCGTGATGAATAACGGAGAACAGTTCTTTAATACGGCAGCAGCGGGTGGCTACAGCATCAGCCGCAGCCTCCGCTTCAACGCAGCCGACAGCAGTTTTCTCAGTCGCACCCCCGCATCATCCGGCAGCCGCAAGACGTGGACTTGGGCGGGATGGGTGAAGCGGAGTGCATTGGGAGCGGAACAGCAGCTCTGGCATGTTTATCAGAACGGCGGCACATCAACGACGGAATACACCGATTACATTCAGTTTAATACAGACAATACTTTAGGCGTATTCACATACGATAACTGGAACGGCTTTTTTGTATGGCAACTGCAAACGACGCAGGTATTTCGTGATCCCGGAGCGTGGTTCCACCTAATTGTTCAACTGGACACTACAAACGCAACATCGGGTGATCGAGCAAAGATCTTTGTAAACGGGACAAGGGTTACAGCCTTTGCCACAGCGTCCTATCCTTCGCTCAACTACGACACAATAACAAACTCAACGTACACGCAAAGGATCGGCACGTTTAATGCATCATCATCTTATTTCTCCGGCCTCCTCGCCGACATCCACTTCATCGACGGCCAAGCGCTAACCCCCACCAGCTTCGGCGAGTTCTCCGCGACCACCGGCGTGTGGGTGCCAAAGGCATATAGCGGTCCCGCTGCCACCGGCAACTCGTTCTGGCTGCCCTTCAGTGACAACTCGGCAGCTACGGCAACGACGCTGGGTAAGGACAACTTCAACCTGGGGAACAACTTCACCCCCAACAACCTATCCGTCACCGCTGGTGCAGGCAACGACAGCCTTGTCGATGTACCAGTGAATGGCAGCGAGGTAGATTCTGGGCTCGGGAATCAAGTTCGGGGAAACTACTGCACGTTGAATCCCTTGCAAAACACCGGCAATACGTTAAGCAATGGAAATTTAGATGCATCTATTTCTAGCACATACTGGACAGGCTCTACCATAAATGTAGTTACAGGAAAATGGTATGTTGAATTTACGGTTGGCTCTACCGGCACGATCCAAATGTTCGGCCTGTGTGGATCTGCTTTTTACGGGACAGGAAACAATGCACCGTGGGCAACCGCAGGAGCTGGGGACGTAACTTACTACGTCAGCGATGGCCGTATATATGTTAATGCTGTAAACACGGGCACGACATCAGCGGCTGCGGCCGGTGATATTATCTCATTCGCTTTTGACGCAGATGCACGGTCTGTTGAAATACGCAAGAACAATACTCTTCTGACCACAAAGACAATTGCTGCGAGCACTGCCGGTTACAATTTCTACGTTTCATCTGGCGGCGGCGTCTGCACAGCAACATTAAACTTCGGCCAACGCCCCTTCGCCTATCCCGTGGCGGGGTATAAGTGTCTCAATACGGCATCGTTACCAGCGCCACAAGTCACAAAGCCTTCCACGGCGTTCGATGTGAAGCTCTACACGGGCAATGGCAGTTCGCAGACGATCTCGGGGTTGGGGTTCTCGCCGGATCTGGTGTGGGCCAAAGCACGAAACGTCTCTTATCACGGCGCTCTCTACGACACAGTTCGCGGAGCGACAAAGCTGATTTATCCATCGCTGACGAATGCAGAAGAGACTTCCGCAAATTCTCTTACATCTTTTAATTCTGACGGGTTTAGTCTCGGGGCTGACGGAAGCTTCACTGTCAATAGTAACGGTAATTCTCATGTCGCCTGGTGCTGGGACGCCGGGAATACAACAGTCACGAACACACAAGGCTCCATCACTTCTCAGGTGCGGGCTAATGCGAGTGCGGGGTTCTCGATTGTCACGTACACCGGAACTGGTTCAGCTGGAACAGTCGGTCACGGATTGGGCGTTGCACCAAGTCTGATTATTGTAAAGAGCCGCTCAAATACTTGGAACTGGGTGGTCTACCACGCATCAGTGGGAAATGATAAAGTTCTTGCCTTTAACACGACTGCGGCAGCGGCTACATACGCAGCTTTTGCCAACACCAATCCAACTAGCTCTGTTTTTTCATTAACCGGTGGAGCCGACAAAAATGGCGTCAACAATGCCGAGGCACACGTCGCCTATTGCTTCACCACTGTGGCTGGCCTGAGCGCCTTCGGCAGCTACACCGGCAACGGCAGCGCGGATGGGCCGTTTGTGTATACCGGGTTTAGGCCGAGGTGGATCATGCTCAAACGCACTGACTCAACATCTAGTTGGGCAATTCTGGATGCGACTCGACTTGGGTATAACGTCCGCAATGACAGCCTTTATGCCAACCTCTCCGACGCAGAGGCCAATTTCGGATTGATTGATATTCTCAGCAATGGATTCAAGCTCAGAGCTACCTATTCCTCAGAAAATGGCGGTACACATATCTACGCCGCCTTCGCCGAATCGCCCTTTGCCGCTAACAACCGCGCCCGCTAGTAGTGAACAAGACTAATCATGTTTATCCTTAACAATCAGCCTTTGTCACCAGACCGGGCTTTTACAACTGAAGATGGAACCCAGTTCCCTGCAAACTGGCTGAGATTATCCAGCCCTGAAGAGCGTGAAGCAATCGGCATCACCGAAGAACCGGACCCCATTCCCGTAGATCAACGCTTCTACTGGGATACAGGTATTCCCAAGGATCACGCAGAACTTGTACAACAATGGATAGGTCAAGTCAAACAAACTGCTGGCTCCCTACTTGCTCAAACGGACTGGTATATCACACGTCAAGCTGAGACGGGCCTAGCTGCCCCTCAGAGCGTCCTTGACCGTCGTTCCTTGATTCGCTACATGAGCAACGATAAGGAGGGCTTCCTGAGCCTTACAACGACCACTGAGCAGCTTGCTGAGTATGTCACCAGCCCGGCATTCAATAACTGGGAAAGTGGGTCCTCAATTGAAGATGCACCACCCATTGTTGTGGACGGTGTTACAAGCGGCACTGTAATCACTTATAGTGTTGTTTCTGGTGCAACTGGTAACGACACAATTTCCCTTTAAGTACCATGCTTACCATCCTTGGAGTCAAGGTTTCTTATGAGACCTTGGCTTTTTTCATTCTTTTTATTACATCTGAATACCTTGGTCTAACTAAGAAGCGTCGCTCCAACAGCGTCACCCAAGCCATCTCTATGGCTGCTGCCTATTTCGGCAAGACACGTACTGAAGACGATACCATACGTCGTCTACGTCGTACCTTTACCAGGAAATGACCCATGGTAGTACTTCCTGTTAAACAGTACTACCCACAAACTGACAGTGCTACGGGACATGGAGACCGAATGTGCTTTAGCTCGACATGTGCTATGGCTATTAAGTATCTCCGTCCCGATGCACTACGTGGTAGCAACGCTGACGATGATTACCTCCGTACCGTATTGAAGTACGGAGACACAACTGAATACACAGCCCACATCAAAGCTTGTAAGGATTACGGTGTTACTGCCACCTTTTATAAGAACGGTACCAAGCAAGCACTATTGAACGAACTAAAGAACGGTTTCCCAACTGCTACAGGTATCCTGCATCGCGGACATGCATCACGACCTACTGGTGGTGGCCACTGGATGCTCCTGATTGGTGACGAAGGTGGTAAGGGTGTCTTTCACGATCCATACGGTGAAATGGATAACGTCAACGGTGGCTACGTCACTGTTGGATCCGGTGGTAAGGAAGTCCGTTACTCCTGGGTAAACTGGCTAAAGCGTTGGGAAGTTGAAGGCGCTCGTACTGGTTGGTTCATGACCTTCCGTAGTACCGCAACTCCTACCCCTAAGACTGCTACGGCTAACACCTGGGATGGCGTTGTAGCTGCTGCTAAAGCTGCTGGAGCTAAGTTTCCAGAGGTAGTCGCTGCTCAGTGGGCTCTTGAGTCGGGCTATGGCAAGCACACTTCAGGCACACACAATTACTTTGGTTTAAAAGGTGAGGGTTCTGAACGTGAAACCAAAGAATTTATTAACGGTAATTGGGTTACCATTAATGCTGGTTTTATCAACTTCCCTGATCTTCAAACTTGTATCTCATATCTTGTAGATCGTTGGTATCGCGACTACAAAACTTATAAAGGCATCAACCGAGCCACCTCTCGTGATGACTGCGCTCGTCTTCTTCAAAAAGAAGGTTACGCAACTGACCCAACCTATCCCGAGAAACTTATTCGATTGATGTCTGAAAATGATTGAAGCAATTATTACAGGTGTTGCATCCCTTGTACTTGGTGTTGGCGGTGGTGTAGCTTCTCTCACTAATAGAACTAACGCACGTATGGATCGCATTGATAAGCGTATCGATGAGATTGAGTTACGTCTTGCTGAGAAGTATGTACCACGCCAGGAACTGGCTAATGCGCTACAAAAGATGGAGGATCACATGATCCGCATTGAAAACAAGCTAGATCAGATTGTACTGAGAAATGGCTAAAAAGACAAAAGCTACGGAGGACATGTTTAATGAACTCCACAATATTGTAACAGAAGAGTTGCTTAATCGGATTAAATCTGGTGAAGCATCTACACAAGACTTAAAAGCCGCTTGTGACTGGCTTGCTAAGAATGACATCAGTGGTGTGGCTTATGATGGCAACCCATTGGATAAACTCGCTACCATTATGCCAAAGGTAGACCCCGAACTTATACAAACGAGGTTGTATGGCAAGTCGTACCTCTAAGTACTACAAAGAAAACCCAGAAGCTAACAAAAAGCGTCTTAAACAACAAGCTCGTTACAATCGTCAATCCTTACAAATTCAAAAACGTGTTGAACTTAATCGTGAAAACAGAAAACGTGGCACCTACGGCAACGGAGATGGCATGGATGTATCACACAAAAAGGATGGTTCAACATTCCTTGAAAAAGCCGCAACTAATCGAGCTAGAAACAGATCTCGGAAATGACACCGCTACTTCCGTCCCCTGATCATTACCTCCACAACCTAATAACGATGACAAGTCCTGAAGCAAAGCGTCTTTGGCGACGCGCCATTAAGGAACATTTTAATTGTCAGTGTGTCTACTGTGGAAATCGCTATGAACTACATGAACTTACATTGGATCACGTTCGTCCTCGCTGTTTTGGTGGGGAAGACCTTACATCAAACCTTGTTCCCAGTTGTTGGAAATGTAATCAGGCTAAAGGAAGTAAAAATTGGTTATCATGGATGAGGGAAACCTTTGGTATTACCCATAGGGAAAGACTTATTCTACAACATATACAGTAATGGCTCCTCGTAAAAGTTTACCTTGGGAGAAGTGGAAGCAAAAAGCTGAAACTGAGTACGTAAAAAACCAATATAGCGTTAAAGAAATGATCAGAGATTGGGGATTTCCTTCTGATCTAGACCCTGAGGAATGGGGTTTTAACTTTCAAAATGGTGTTCTCAGAAAAAAGAATGTCCGTGTTAGAAAAGAGACTCGTGGTTCTGAAGCAAGGCGTGCTACTACAAATGAACAGACCTTAACACGTGAGGACTATATTGATTTTGCTAAGCGAAATGGTTATCCAGTTGAGCAAGCTAATCAATTATTTGAAGAAAATGAATCTCGCCTTAAAGAACTAAAGGGTCAAAAGAGCGCTACTCAGCATTATGAGCATTTGCTTCCTACACGTTCTCCTATGCGTGGAGGAGTAGAGCATTATCGTAACATTGTAATGATGGGTAGCGAGGAAAACCTTGCTAAATCTGACTACCTTGCATCTATACCGGCAGCTAGAGAAGCAGGAATACCTTTAACTAAACAAGGTGCTCTTTTTGCTGACTTTAATCAGCTACCATTACCTACAGATCAACGTCGAGTTGACATTATTCTTGAGGATATTGCCACTCAAGAAGCTCCTAAGACTACTCGTGATGTTCGAGCAGCTCTACAGCAAAGTGAAATGGTTCAAGCTGTTGGGCAAAAGTTTAAATTTAGTGGTGGTGGTGTTAAATTAGGTGCAGCACTTGGTGCATTACCTGTTGTTGGTTCTATATTTGATGTAGGTGATGTACAAGCTGGTGTTCAAGGCTATATGAACGAACAGCAAACACCAATGCAACAATTTGGCAGTGGTCTTCAGGCGTTATCTGGGGCTACTGGTCTTGCTGCTATGGTCCCTACACCAGCTTCACCTTTTCTTGGTGTTGCATCTGCAGTTAGCGGAGCAGGGGCTGCTGCTGTACAATCTGGAGCACTAGAAGGGGCTATAGAGGCGACACCTACGGTAGTTAAAAATATCCAACAGATTGAACGTCTTCTTAATCCTGTTGGTGCTTCGATTACTAATGAATTAAAGTTTATTGGTGGTCAAGTTAGGTTAGGTAGGATCCCTTATTTTAATTAAAACCTCACCAGAGGCGTCTAGAAGACTCTACAAGGCGCCTCTCCCCTTACTTAGGTATATTCTACCGCATGACTAATAACAAGACTGCTAGAGGCGATTCTACGCTTGATCTCTTAAAGAGTGATTTTAAGATCTTTCTTCAAGCACTATGGTCTCAACTAGATCTACCCTCACCTACCCGTGCTCAATACGCTATTGCTGACTACTTACAGCACGGACCTAAACGACTACAGATCCAAGCCTTCCGAGGTGTTGGTAAATCCTGGATTACTGGAGCTTTTGTATTGTGGACACTATTTAATGATCCAGAACGAAAGATCATGATCATCTCCGCTTCTAAAGAGCGAGCAGATAACATGTCTATCTTCCTACAGAAGCTGATCATTGAGACACCTTGGCTAGTACATCTAAGACCGAAGTCGGATGATGCTCGGTGGTCACGGATTAGCTTTGACGTGAACTGTTCTCCTCACCAAGCACCTTCAGTTAAGTCAGTTGGAATCACAGGTCAGCTTACTGGTAGCCGTGCTGATCTAATGATTCTTGACGACATTGAGGTTCCGGGCAACAGTCTCAGTGAAATGATGCGAGAGAAGCTCCTCCAACTGTGTACAGAAGCAGAATCCATTTTAACACCAAAGAAGGATTCTCGAATTATGTACCTCGGTACACCCCAAACAGTTTTTACCGTCTACCGAAAACTAGCTGAACGTAACTATAAACCATTTGTTTGGCCAGCACGTTATCCACGTAAATTATCTAACTACGAAGGTCTTCTTGCTCCTCAAATCCAAGAAGATGTAGATAATGGTGCTGAACCTTGGGATGTAACAGACCCTGATCGTTTCTCCAACAACGACCTATTGGAACGGGAAGCAGCAATGGGCCGAAGCAACTTCATGCTGCAGTTCATGCTCGACACCAGTCTTAGTGACGCTGAAAAGTTCCCACTTAAGATGGCTGACCTTATTGTTACAGCAGTTAACCCAACAGAATGTCCTGATGCTGTTGTCTGGTGTTCAGACCCATCTAATGTTATTAAAGACCTGCCAACCGTTGGTCTACCTGGTGATTACTTTTACTCACCACAAATCATGCAAGGTGATTGGTTACCGTACACTGAAACTATCTGCTCAGTAGACCCATCAGGTAGAGGTACTGACGAAACAGCAGCTTGTTTCCTTAGCCAACGTAATGGTTTTATTTACCTTCATGAAGTACGTGCCTATAACGATGGCTATAGTGATGCTACATTGTTAGACATTCTTAGAGGTTGTAAAAAGTTTAATGTAACTAAGCTTCTTATTGAAACTAACTTTGGTGATGGTATTGTAGCAGAACTATTTCGTAAACACCTTCAACAAACTAAACAAGCTATTGACATCGAAGAAGTACGTGCTAACGTCCGTAAAGAAGATCGAATCATTGATACACTTGAACCAGTCTTTAATCAACATAAATTAATCGTCAATAGAGCAGTCATTGAATGGGACTTTAACTCAAATAAAGACGCAGCACCTGAAACACGACTCCTATACATGCTCTTCTACCAGATGTCTCGTATGTGTCGTGAAAAAGGTGCAGTTAGACATGACGATAGACTCGATTGCCTAGCTCAAGGTGTTAAATATTTCACAGATGCACTAGCTATTAGCGCTCATGAGACAATCAAACAACGTAGACAAGAAGATTGGAATGATCTTCAAGAAGCGTGGTTAGATGACCCCCAATCTGCAGCTAATCATATGGCATTTGGATTTAACTTAGATCAACGAAAACAAGCAAGAATGCTTGAAGGTAAAAAGTCAGTCCCCACCTGGGTTTAAGGGCAAGCCGCCCCGTATACAGGGAGAGGGAAGGGTGGACCCGACCCCTGCGGGAGGAATAATCCAAGACAAACAAGTTGTCTTGTTCTATTCCTCTCTTTCTTTAATGAACAGTGAGGGAACAAAAGACAACATTCTCCCTCTTAGTTCATTCATCTACTCTACTAACTGAATCCAGTGAGTACTGATTCTCCCCATCCATTTGAATCCCGTCTCTACTGATACTACTGTATGCGTAATGAGTAGAACATATCGTAAACAACCTACTTACATCTTTAGAGGTGTAAAAACTGCTAATGAATTAAAGCAAGTCAAAGTTAGTAACGATTATTATGATGACGAATATACGCCACATATTCGTAAACGTTATATCCCTACCCTTTATGATGATATTAAGGTAGGAGCTTATTACCAACTTGATCACCACCAAAAATGACACATACCACCACCCAACTGCTTCACTCTGCTCAACTTGTACACATCACTCCTAACTCTGAAGAACTCATAGCTTATATGGCAAGAGTGTCTAACCCATCTAATCAAAACAACACTGAGACTAGTGCTCGTTTGATTAAGTATCTTATTGATCATCATCATTGGTCACCTTTTGAAATGGTGAACATGTGTGTAGAAATTGAAACAACAAGAAGTATTGCAGCTCAAATACTTCGACATAGGTCCTTCAGCTTTCAAGAGTTTAGTCAACGGTATGCAAAAGTAACAACAGCTCCTGTTATACCGGAACTACGTCGTCAAGATCATACAAATAGACAGAATAGTGTTGATGATCTTAATAGTGAAGAGGTAGGGTATCTACAGATTCAAATTGATGATCACTTTCAAAGTAGTATAGATCTCTATGAACAACTGTTGGAAGCTGGGGTAGCTAAAGAGTGTGCAAGAGAAGTGTTACCGTTGGCAGCTCCAACTAAGTTGTATATGAATGGAACTATTCGGTCGTGGTTGCACTATTGTGATTTGAGGACTAGTAATGGTACTCAGAAAGAACACGCGGTGATTGCTGGACAGATTCAGGATATTCTTTATGAAGAGTTACCGAGTGTGTGTAGCGCTATGTGGGATAAAGACGTTTAGAGGAAGCTAGGAACGGCTGTAGGGGGTCTTTAGTCGCTGTTTAGGGTATTGGTACTGTGGTTGATGTTAAAGCCCCTTACAGGTCATTCTGGAGGGGTCTTACTTTTTGACTAAAATTTCTCAAGCCTTATCCTACGCTGAAGCAGCGACGCAACCCCCCATAGGGGTACCCCCGGATGCACACAGGCGCAGGCAGGCACACGCGCGTTTATGTTCACGCACGCACATGTGTAGCCCTGTCCAGAGCATCTGCATCAGGCACAGGTACGCTGGACACGGGTGAGCATGGGAGCACACGAGGAGTGGACAGTAGTACAACTGCACTACCCCTCAATCTCAAACATCTGTCCTGCCTTAATGAGAACGTTATTGAGAACCCAGTCATACCAACTGATCTCAGCAATCAGCTGTACCATAAGTAACACTGATAACCACTGCAACAACAGGGATCAAGCTGTACTATGTGCCACTTACCATCACTGTCCACCACTCTGAGCTGCTAGGCTAAACCCATACTCTTCTTTGATGTTGAGAGTTACTCGACTCTCCCTGTTAAGGGTGAGGAGAGTCTCGAAACTTCAACCAGAAGAGATGAGAGACACCACCAACTGAATACGGCAAGCAGTCCTTGGCACTGTGCCACCTGACAAGCCGACCACCACTCCTTGACAAACCGCTCCAGCCATGCTATGGTGAGAGCATCGAACCTCGAAAACTCAATAGCCAAGGCTGAGTAGGACCACGAGTCACTGCCGCCACAACTGCCGAGCGGGTTCCAGTTGTGGGTTAGGGTACACTCCTTAGGTGCCAGCCGTGCCACGCCGAGAAGGGTGAGCACCAGTACAGATGGCGACTAGCCGTCACCCCGCAGACCCACATGCGGTATACAAGTTTGCTCATGGGTTTCATGCGTCTGTTGTAGCGGTGAAAGCGACACGCTAAGACGCAACTATCCACTTGTCTTTTGTTTACATGTTCAGCTTCAACGTTACCAACCGTACTTCCGGTGCTATCGATTGTCTGCTTGTTGATCCTGCCCGTGGCACTGCTTGTGTCGTATTCAAGAATGGGTATAGCTACGCTTACCTCAACGTAAGCCGTCGTGCTATTCTCAACCTACTTGCTAACAAGAATATGAGCCTGGGTTTCTGGGTTAATGAGAACCTGGTCAACGCTAAGCGTACCTTTGAGTGCTCATTGAACTACGCTTGATCGTTACCTGTTAGTTACACTCTCCCATCACTTACGATGGGTTTCTGTAGCTTACACAAAATGCTACGATTGTTCACTTACAATTGTTATGCAAACCTATCAACTGTTCTTTGGTCGTAACATACCCAATGGTGGTTACGTTGGTGATCTCAACCTTCGTGCATTCATTGAGGGTGTGTTAGATGTTGCCTTCGAGGGTTACACAATACAACACGTTCAAGGTGTATGGAAGGGTGAGCATGAGCCTACGTTACTTGTGACTGTATGTACTACATGTGCAGACAAGATCAAGGACGTAGCTATTGCTTACAAGAATGCATTCAGTCAGGATGCAGTAGGTGTACAAGTTCTTCCTTCGATGTCGTTTGTTTGATTATGATTTACCAAGTTAACTATAACCGTGGTCACAACACCTGTGTATGTGCCACTGAATATGTAGATGCAAAGACGTACGATGAAGCGTATCGTCTAGGTATGGGTAGGGCAGTATACCCTGAGAAAGTGTTTGATGTATTCCCTATTCATGAGGATTGATTAACATCTACCACTTGATGATTACACTAAAGGATGCACACATGTGTCTCCTTTTCTGTAGTCTTCACGGCTACAAATGTCCACCTTGTTTCACACTCATCATGGCAACATGTGCTCCAGTTCGTTACACTGGTCAACAACTAATTGACTTTGTTAACGAGAATAGTGATCATGTCTCAAGGACGCAGCTAGTAATTGACTCTGGCTATGTCTACAATAACGGTAAGCCTCAATTTGTAGAGTTCTACACTGAATTGTTGAAAGCTAAGGAAGTACTTGATCCTTCATATGTATCCAAGCAAGAAGCTGAGGATGCACAATATGAGGAGCTTGATAATGACACCAAGGACTTGTATGATGGTGTACATGATCAACTTGGTGAGAAGTGGGATCATGAAGAGATCATGGAATTCATTGATGAGTTAGGTGATCTCGGTATCACTACATTGAGTGAGTTTGAGAATGCTTATTTCTACCAAGCTGATGAGTACTGGGCAGAGAAAGAATTTGCCGAGTACTTTGTATGTGAAGTATTGTGTGAGGCTCCTAGCGAGACCATTGCACATGCTGTAGACTGGCAACAGGTGTGGGATCATAACCTACGCTATGACTTTAACACCATTGAAACTAACAACGGTACGTTCTTCTTTCACAACAACTGATGACTGAATCCAACATCATCCTTGCTATCATTGGTAGCATTGGCCTACTTACTACGTTTGCTGTTTACTCACGTGCTAATCGTGTGACTGATCGTTACTACAAAGCAACTAAGATCAATCAAGATCTGATCAAACTAAACGAGGAGATGTTTAATTAATGCAAGTCAACAAGCAGCGCCTACTATCTAGCTGCATTGATGATGGTTTAGAGTTGGCAGTATATGCTATCGACGACATGCCATATCCTAAGATGCAAGAGTTTATCTTCAAAGCTAGGGAGCACATCTGGCTACAGATTGATACCTACTTCAACTTCGACGATAACAACTGATCATGAAAGTTTCCACCAACTACACTGTTCACGCTAACATCTCTCACATCAACTATTTTAGTGGTGATGAGTCGTTTACGTTCTACACTACTGATGATGAGCACATTGAGATCTACGGTGCTGATCTAGGTGAGGTACTGTGCTTTGCTCGTAACTTCCTTGTGGTTGATCTCAAGCGTACAGATAGGGTCAAGTTGTGTGAGCATCAAGTTAACCGCTTGAATGAGATCAAGGACGCACTTACTGAATATCTGAAGGAGGAGTGATGAAAGTCAACAATGTACGCCAGCTCTTTACTGAGTTAAAGCCATACGATCATTGTGCTAAGGATGATAGTTTTATAACACTCACTGAGTGGCACAATGCTGAGGGGTTTGATGTCGAGATTAACTCAAGTGGTAGACGTGAGTTATTCCAGATGACATATGGTGAGTTTGATGCTCTAATTGTCCTTGTTAATTACAAAGAATGACTGTACATAGCACAGCAGTAAAAGTTGATGTCTTCCCTGATGAGTTCAAGCCAATCATGAAAGCAGTTAGGTACGCCTTATTGTGTGATGACTCACGCAAGGTACTTAATGAAGATGAGTGGGCTACGCTTAATGCGTGGCTTGATGATTTCTCTGACGTTGCACTTAACGAGGGTATTTGATTAATGCGGTATAACATCGACACAGAACGTGGTATCAACATTGAGGAGATTGCTCGTCAATGTAAAGATGCTATCCTTCGAGGTAAGCACCAACGCACACGTTACATGGAGAAGATTGATGCCAAACTTCAAGCTACCAAGTGATATACTTGTAGGACAATACCTACAGTTTTTCACACTCATAATGGCTGCAAGTATCGCTTTTGTATATACTTGTGGCTACACATTTGGTCTCTTTGTTCACTCGCTTAACAATAAATGTACACGACTTACAAGGGTCTTCGTGAGTACGAGATCACCCTTCGTTCAGGTGTTTGGTATCTCTTAGCACCCGATTCTGAGCAAGCCGCATGGAAAGCTTTAGAGTTGTCCCGTGAACGTAACGATCAACTGTTAAATGTGAGGCAAACTGATGAGTGGTAAGAAGAAAAAGTACTTTGACAACAACTGGCAAGAATACAAGGACGCACCTGATGAACTGTTCGAGTCTCATACCTTCGAAGAGGTTATGTCGTGGAAGGTAGGTGGTTGGGAGTTACCATCTTCTGTTGTGTGTATTATTCGTGTTACTGATCCTAAGACACGTAAGATAAGCGAACATGTCTACCGTCAACGTGCAGCAGCTCAACGTAAAGTCAACGAGTTAATGTCTGACGCAGATAGCGAGTTTGTTGTCTGCGATCATGACTCTATCCATCTTCTTATTCCACCTGGCCGAGATTTCTGATGAGCATCATTACCATTGAACAGTTTAATGAAGAGTTCAGCGAGCAGTATCCTGAACTTGCACAACTTGTATGTCTTGATGAGGTAGAAGTGCCCATCAATTTGGAGGATAACTGATGCCTACACCTGCTCAGATTGATGAACAGGTGCAGCTTGAGCGTGATCAAATACGTCAAGGTCTCAAGCGTTTAAGGGATAACACAGACGCACTGCAGCAACGTAGCTATGCGTCCGCTACGGTGTATGGTGTAGCTTCTATTGATCTTCTTCTTCCAGTACTTGTCAAACGTATTGAAGATACTAATCATCGAATACACGAGAGACAGAATGGTGTTGCATTCAAAGAGATTGCACAATACATTAGTGGTCTAGAACCCCTTGCTGCTGCTGCTATTGCACTGAAGCTTACCTTTGATAAGGTCTTCAGTTACAAGGATGGTAGTGATCAGGCGCAATCAGTATGTGATGCAATTGGTTCAGCTGTTGAGGCTGAGTGTCAGATGCGTTACTATGAGCGATGTGCACCTGGTCTTCTCAATACCTTGAAGAAGAACTACTGGCATAAGTCATGTGGTACTGATCAAAAGCTAACGGTCATTCAAACACTGATGAACCGTAGTGATATCCAACAATGGCAAACATGGGGAAGGGCTAACCGAATTAAGTTAGGTGGGTGGTTACTTGATTGTATCATTGAGACATCACAATGGTTCACCAAGGACCTACGCAGAGAGGGTAAGCGAACAGTTAACTACATCATCCCAACACCTGAGTTCATTTCAATCAAAGACAAGGTGATGGCTGATGCTGAGCTATTTGCTCCACTTGCTTGGCCAATGCTCATCGAGCCTAATGATTGGACAAACGAGCGAGCTGGTGGCTACATACTCAATGAGGTGATGCGTGGTCACGATCTAGTACGGAGGGGCAACCCGTCCCGTATACAGGGAGAAACACCAATCAACTTTCTGAACAAGATTCAGAAGGTTGCCTTCACTCTTAATCCATTCATTGTGGAGGTAGCGGAAGAACTAGACAGATTGGAACGAGCTGTTGGTAAGTTCCTCCCTATTGTGAATCATGAGTTACCACCAAAGCCATTTGATATTGCAGAGAACAATGATTCTCGTAAGGCATATCGAAGAGCAGCGGCGGAGACAATGAACTTGAACGCACAAGAGTTCAAGAAATCATGTCGTACTCGTATGACTATGGAGGCAGTGAATAGATTCAAGGACGTAGCTAGGTTCTACATTCCTTGGAGCTTTGACTATAGAGGAAGAGCTTATCCTATTCCTGCCTTTCTTACTCCTCAAGATACAGACTTTGGAAAAAGTCTTTTAGTCTTTGCTGATGGGTCTTATGTAACACCTGAATCAGAGGAGTGGTTAGCCTTTCAAGTAGCTACTACATTTGGTCTTGATAAAGCACCAATGACTGAGCGACTAGAATGGGCGAAAGATAACCATGAGTTATTCACACTCATCGCAACAGATCCAATTGGTAATCTACCTTTATGGGAAGCAGTTGAAGAACCTTGGCAGTTCTTAGCTGCTGCTGAAGAGTACTACCATTGTGTCGTAATTGCCGATAGGCAGTTCACACGTCTTATGGTGGCAACTGATGCAACCTGTTCAGGATTACAAATCCTCGCAGGACTTGCTAGGGATAAGTCCACCGCACGTCTTGTGAATGTCCTACCTGGTGATAAACCACAGGATGCATATAAGGTAGTTGCTGAAACAGCTACTCCTTACTGTCCTGAATCTATCCAACCTTTCATGGATAGGAAGACAGTTAAGCGTGTCGTAATGACCGTACCTTACAATGCTAAACCGTTCTCTAATCGTGGGTACATCAGAGACGCACTAGCTGAGAAGGGTGTAGAGATTAGCACTGAAGATCTAACCAAAACAGTCAAAGCAGTACGCAATGCCATGGATGTTGTCGTACCTGGTCCCATGGCTGTTATGAGTTGGATCGAGCAAGAAGTTGCTAATGCAATCAAAGCTGGTAAGGAGTTTCTTGAGTGGACAACACCATCAGGGTTTGTTGTACACCAGAAGCTCAATAAGAAACTCCTTGTAAGAATTGAGCTACAACTTCTTGGCACTTGCAAGATGAGTGTCGCAGTTGATGATTCAGATGAGGTTGATCTCAACCATCACAAGAACGCAACAGCTCCCAATCTTATTCACAGCTTAGATGCTAGCCTGTTGCATTTGAGTGTCTTACGTTTTGATGCACCTATTGCTCTTATCCACGATTCTGTGCTTTGTCGTGCAACGGACATGTCTACCTTATCCTCCATTGTACGAGAGATCTACATGCATCTCTTTGCCGAGCACGATTACCTGCGGGACTTTGCCTCTCACATAGGGGCAGAGACCGACCCACCGATTGTCGGAGACCTTGAACCGGAATCCGTTATCGAATCAACCTACTTTTTCTGTTAATGGCACAATCCATCCACGTTACTCAACAGCCTGTTGTCCTTGAAGGTTATCAAGCTGTACTGAAGCCAAGTAAGTTTGGCTATTCATTGTCTGCTATTGTCGATCAAGATCTTGTCGATAGGCTTGAGCAAGATCGAGCTGATTCCATTAAATGGGCAGAGTCTAAGCTGAAGAATCCTAAGCGCTCTACTCTTAAGCCTGAACCATGGGAAGAGGTTTCCGATGGTAAGTACAAAGTTAAGTTCAGTTGGAATGAAGAGACCAAGCCTCCTGTAGTAGATACTGAGGGTACAGTAATCACTGACGCCAACACGCCGATCTACAGTGGTAGCACCGTTAAGCTTGCATTCCGACAGAAACCCTACATCCTACGTGATGGTGTTACCTACGGCACAAGTCTAAAGCTTGTAGGGATTCAGGTCATTACTGTTGGATCCTCTGCTGGTGTTGATACTGGCGACCTCGGTGAAACTGAGGTAGCAGCACTCTTTGGTCAGACAAAAGGTTTCAAAGCTGCTGAACCTAACGTAACCATCAGTGACGTAGTTGAGGACGACGACTTCTAATGAGATTCCGCTCCGGTCTTGAGGAGAAGGTATCAACCCTTCTTCTTGAGCTGGGAGTTAAGTACGAATACGAATCCACCAAAGTTCCATACATACTGCAATGCACCTACACTCCAGACTTTCTTTTGCCGAATGGTGTCTACTTAGAAACAAAGGGACAACTAACCGAGGAGGACCGAAGGAAGATGAAAGCAGTGAAGAAAGCAAACCCAGAGTTGGACATACGCTTCGTCTTCCAAGCTCCCTTTAATAAGATCTACAAAGGATCTAAAACCACCTATGCCAAGTGGGCTGATAAACACGGCTTCCCTTGGTGTGCATTCCACTCTATTCCCATTGAATGGCTTACGTAGAATACGGTACACCTGAGTACTACGAAGAGTGCTTTAGTGATTGCCTTGCTGATGTAGATGCAAACGATCCAAAGACAACCAAGAACCTAATCGACGGGTTCTATCGAGCACTTGATTCATGGTTTGAACATCACGATGCACAAGCACGAGCGTATGCAGAACTCCGAAAGCGAGTTCGTCAGGCACTTACCGTGTGACACGTGTGGGTCATCAGACGCAAACTCTTTGTACTCTGATGGCCACACTTTCTGTTTCTCATGTAATACTTACGGTCACACAGAAGAGGAAGTTGTTAGCTCCTATAAAATGCAAACTAATGTACAACTTAAAGGATCCGCCTCAAGACTGAGTAAGCGGAACATATCTGAGAAGGTATGTCAACAGTACAAAATCTACCGTGATGGTGACCTACTTAGGTTTTACTATTATGACGACACCGGCATCTTGATTGGATGCAAGACTAAGACTAAACACAAGGACTTTAGTTATGAAGGGCAACCACCAACCTGCCTCTTTGGACAGCATTTGTTTCCCGCCACTGGAAAACGAGTTGTCATCACTGAAGGGGAACTCGATGCAGCTTCATGTAGTGAGGCTATGCCGGGGTGGCCGATGGTATCTCTACCTAGCGGTGCCGCAGCGGCCAAGAAGTCGATACAACGGGCTATCCCATGGCTGCAGGGTTATGAGGAGATTGTCCTGTTCTTCGACAATGACGAGGCTGGCCGTAAGGCGACGGAGGACGCAGCAGGGGTCCTACCACCTGGCAAGACAAAGATCGCAAGAATTGAGGAATATAAGGATGCGTCAGATGCCCTACAATCCAATGACTCTGAAGCAGTTCGTCGAGCGATATGGAATGCAAAGCCGTACCGTCCAGATGGAATTGTAGACGGTAAGTCACTCCTAGAACTTGTAACTACACCTACTCCACCTTCTGATCATGACTACCCCTTCAACGGACTTCAGTCAAAGCTGCATGGTATTCGTTATGGCGAGCTGGTAACAATTACAGCCGGCTCAGGCATAGGGAAATCGTCCGTATGCCGAGATCTTGCCACACACCTTCTCAACAAAGGAGAACGGGTTGGTTACTTGGCACTTGAAGAAAGTAACCGTAGAACAGCTCTCGGACTGATGTCCGCTGCTGTTGGTAAGTCTTTGCATCTTGGTGAGCATGATCACAGTACACTTGTTGATGCATATGACAAGACACTTGCTAACTGGAACCTGTTCCTATTTGATGGTTTCGGTTCCTTTGATCCGGACTTGATATACAATCGTATTGAGTACCTTGCAACAGGTCTTGATACTCGTGTCATCTTTCTTGATCACCTCTCCATTCTATTGAGTGGTCTTGATGGCGATGAGAGGCGGATGATTGACACTACAATGACTAAACTGCGTTCGCTTGTTGAGCGTACTGGCATTGCACTGTTCCTCGTCTCCCACCTCAGACGCACTACACAAGATAAGAACCATGAAGAGGGAGCACGTGTTACACTTGGACAGTTGCGCGGAAGTGCAGCAATTGCACAACTTAGTGACGGAGTTATTGCACTCGAACGAGATCAACAGAGTTCAGGCAAACAGTCTGATACAACTGTTAGAGTCCTCAAGAATCGCTATTCAGGCGAAGTTGGCGTCGCTTGCCGACTGACTTACGATCTATCCACCTGTAAATTCAATGAAAGCACAGCAACTGAAGACGACTTCGACCCCAGTACAGACTTTTGAATCATTTGATAATTATATTCTGTATGTAGATACTGGTTACTACGTCAAGCGGCCTAATCCTCCCACACCTGAGGCAGTCAAGCGAGCACAATTTGTAGACAAGACCTATGTCTGGAAGGAATCTAGTAAGGCGGCTAAACCTTCTTGAACTATTCATCTTCATTACTAATTTGTTTATTGTCGCTGGTGTAATCCGGCATTGGAATGACGCTTATCTTTGACCTAGAAACCAACGGACTTCTTCATGATGTTACCTGCATCCACTGTTTGGCTATCTACGATACAGAAGCTGAACAGATGCTTGTATACAATGACGAAGGTAACACTGAACCTCTTAGTCGTGGTCTCCAACGACTTGAAGACGCTGAGTGTATTGTGGGGCATAACATTATCAATTATGACATACCCGTTATTCGCAAACTATATCCATGGTTTGATACCAGGTCCCTTGTTCTTGATACTCTGGTGCTTAGTCGTATATGTCATCCGGATATACTTAGTATAGACAAGAGACGCAACTGGAATCACATGCCTCTACAACTATATGGTAGGCATTCTTTGGAGTCTTATGGGTACCGTCTTGGTGAGTACAAGGGCTCATTCGGTAAGACATCAGACTGGAAAGAGTGGTCGCAGGAAATGCAGGACTACATGGTACAAGATGTTGTTGTTACTACGAAACTTTGGAAACACTTTCAACCGTACCTGAATGGATCTCGCTAGAGCATCAGGTCGCACAAATACTTACTGATCAGGAATTATATGGATGGAGATTTGATGAGGATGCTGCACGGCAACTTGCACAAACTCTCTATACCGAGCTTGATGGTCTTAAAGGTCTATTACGCAAGCGGTATCCTTACATCGCAGGACGCGAGTTTACTCCGAAGCGAGTTAACCGATCCCTCGGATATGTCGAAGGAGCACCCTGTACAAAGCTGATTGAATTCTCCCCAACTAGTCGTGATCACATTGCGTGGGTGATGAAGAATCTACATGGCTGGAAACCTGATAAACAAACCAAAGCTGGTAAAACTGCTATTGATGAGACGGTACTCAAGGACATAGGCACAGAGGAATCTCTGCAGTTCTTTCGTTGTCTTGAGCTAACTAAACACCTCGGTATGTTATCTGAGGGTAACAATGCTTGGCTTAAACTTGTCAAGGATAACCGAGTACACCACCACTGTTCTGTAGCCACTAATACTTTTAGATGCGCTCACAGAAACCCAAACCTTGCACAGGTACCTAGTGATCTTAATTTTAGAAAGCTATTCTGCGCTAGTCCTGGCTATGTCATGGTTGGTGCTGATCTCGCAGGCATTGAATTGCGACTCCTCGCTCACTATCTGGCTAGATATGATGGAGGCAGGTACGGAGACGTTCTTCTCAACGGCGATATACACCAAGAGAATGCAGACAAAATAGGCATTAGCCGCCGTCTAGTCAAGACTGTAACTTATGCCTTTTTGTACGGTGCTGGAGATAAGAAGATAGGCTTAAGTTATGACCCACAACTATCTGATAAAAATGCAACTGCCAAGGGTAAAGAGATTCGTCAAGCTTACATGGATGCAATTCCAGGACTTGAGAAACTGGTTACTGCGGTTAAGTCCAAGGCGGAATCTGGTTACATACAGTTGTGTGACGGTCGCCGCTGCCCTGTTGATGGTAGCCACAAAGCCCTTAACTACCTTCTCCAGGGGAGTGCGAGCTGTGTAGCGAAGTTATGGATGGTTCACACTCATAACGTAATCAAACTGAATGAAATCGAAGCTTATCAACTAGCCTTTGTTCACGACGAACTTCAATTTGAATGCCCCTCTGACTATGCTGACACACTTAAATCAGCCCTTGAATTATCCTCCCTCACCGCTGGAGAAAGCTACGGCATTAGAATCCCTATCGAAGCTGAGTCCAAAGTCGGACAAACTTGGGCAGACGTTCACTAATTCACCACAGTATAATGGCAGTAAAATCTAAAACCGCACTGGGTCGTGTCCCCTTTCAATCCCGTGCAAAATTCAAACACACCCGTCAAGGTAACGGCACTCGTAGTCTTCCTTCGCATGGGCGCAAGCTCAAGCGGGGACAAGGTAAGTGAGCCTCTTAATTGACGCCGATTACATCGTTTATAAGTGTTGTGCAGCCAACGAGACTGAGATTGACTGGGGTAACGATGTTATCACAGTAACAAGTCGCTTCTCTGAAGCTTACCAGCACGTAGAGCGAGAACTGTACAACATTGCTAATAACTTAGGCTGTTTTGACGATTCTATTCTGTTTTTTTCTGATTCTGTTAACTTTCGTAAATCTCTCGACCCAAACTATAAAGGACATAGAAACAGAAAGAAACCGTGTGGTTACAAACGAGTCATCAAAGCGCTTCAAGAGACGTTCCCGGTTATCATTATGTCAACGCTTGAAGCGGACGATGCCTTAGGTATTTACGCCACTAAAGAATCAGGTCACATCATCTGCAGTCCAGATAAGGACATGAGACAGATACCTGGTCAACTCTATGACTTCAACGATGGTGTTATCGAAATTACCAAAGAAGAAGGTGATAGGTGGCATCTAATACAAACCATGGCAGGGGATCAGACAGATGGCTATGCTGGTATACCTGGTATTGGCATCAAGAGAGCAGACGCCCTCCTTGAACAACATGGATCTAATTGGCAGACAGTTGTAGATGCTTTTGCTGAGAAGGGCCTAGATGAAGACGCTGCACTACTTAACGCACGTCTTGCTAAAATCCTACAAGCGGAGAACTATGACTTTTTCAATGAACAAATCAAACACTGGACCCCCACCACCAGTGACTGAGTTAACAATAGAGCAACAGTTCAAGATGCGTCAAATTGAAGACGCACTGAACAGCTCTAAGACAGAGATTGATGCTATCATCACCCTCTTTCTAGCTCTACAAAAGCAGTGCTTCGTTTTAAGCAACAACGTTTCTAATCTTGTCTCTAAATGGCCAACACCAACAGTACCGGACCCGAATATTATCGACGAGGTAATATCCAAGTTTGGGATTTCGTTCGAGACCAAGGACTAAACTTTCACCTTGGTAATGCAATTAAATATATTTGTCGTGCTGGTTACAAAGAAAGCCGACGTGATGATCTACGCAAAGCAATCCACTATCTTCAAAACGAACTAGAAAATGACATCCTCCACCCGTCAGCAGCAAGCCGTCGAATTCCGGAAAAGTTTCCGGGTGAAGAACAGTACTACGCCGGCTTCACGGACTTTGCAGAGGCGTTTGATCGTTGAAGAGTTTAAAGAGTTCCTAGATGCTGAGAACCAGCTAATCATGGGGCTTACAATCAACTCTGCTGAGTGTTTGAAGGAGCTAGCGGATCTGGTCTATGTGTGTTATCAGTATGCCGCTAATCTTGGATGGGATCTAGATGAAGCTCTGAATCGTGTTCATCAAAGTAACTTATCTAAACTAGACGATAGCGGCAACCCTATTTACCGTGAAGATGGGAAGGTCTTGAAGGGACCAAACTATCAACCACCCAATCTTAATAATTTGGTATGAACAAAGAACTAATCGCTCGTACTGGTCGTGTACAAAGTTGGATCGATGACCCCACCTCTCGCTTGCCTGTCTCCTGCACAGTCTTCGTTGTGGAAGACACGATGGAAGGAGAAAATGGAATCGAAGCCAGTTGGCGTTTCGTTAGCCATGCACTCCGATATGGTGCAGGCGTTGCTGTCCACCTTAGCAAACTGCGACCCAAAGGAGCTGAAAATGGAAAAGGACTCGTAGCCTCTGGCCCGGTCTCTTTTGCCAAGATCTACTCAACCCTGAATGAAGTACTCCGACGCGGGGGTGTTTATAAAAATGGAGCTGTTGTATGTCATCTTGATCTTAACCACCCTGACGTACTTGAGTTTATCACTGTTGGTAGAGCTGATCTTCCATGGGTCAAACGTTGTATCAACATTA